ACAACGAGCTTCAATGCAAGGAGTGTTCAGCTGGAGTGGAGTGTGAAATCAAAGGAGGACACACACACTACAGTTCGCATAACCGTTCAGGTTATGCTTCTCGTATTAAGAATGAGGGTAAAGGCCCGACGAACCCCGATGGTCCGACCAAAGTCGGGGAATCCGTAAAACCTAGCGGTGACAAGGTCACCCCGCATGAAGAGAAGAAACCACGTTGGCATCACTGCGATGAAGGTGCCACCTGTTTAGACATGGCATGTCATGGACATGTCATTCGTGGAGCCCGGTTGAACATGGAAACTGATAGTTTCAGTGATTACTTAGCGAGACATCCAAACGCTACTAAACCTGAAATTGCAAAAGCACTGTTAGATATTTCAAAACAGTCATCAGCTATCTTTGGACCACCCGGCGCCGAGTGGGATGACGAGGTCAAACACATGGACGAGGGATTTGTTGTGCAACAAAAACCATCCGTTGTTACTCTGGACAATTTCGACAACCAGAGCATCACCTCTTATGCGCCACAATCAATTGTGGAAACCACTGCTGTAGTGGATAAAACAGCAACCACCGTCTCATTTATGGAGGAGGCGAAGACAGAGTTATGGAAACCTGAACTTCCACCACGACTGGTGGTGAAGACTGGGTTCACCGAACCTGTGGTGAAGTTGAAATGCTTCACACCCAACCCCACCATGACTGCATTTGCAAGACTCGGCCCGATGGAGCATTTTGCTGGCGTCGCGCGTCTTGATGATCAAGGAAACGTCCGTTGGTCACCTTCGTGGTGGGATGAGGAAGTGCGCGGCAAAGGCTGTACCGTTCATCCTTCAGAACCTCACTCTCCTGGGGAGGAGAAGAAAGAGAGTTATTCGTGGAGTGAGTCAGATGGAAGTTCTGCTCATAATCCACCACCCAACTGCCCACCGCTCAGTGGAAGATCCCAAGGCTACACTCCCACCATTGTTGTGGAACCTGTGGATGAGGTGTTTGAGGACACCCGTGTTTGTGAGACTATTTTTCACCCGACCCCAGAAATGGGAGAAGGAGCGATGGCTCCTGTCGTCAAGCAAACCGAACATTCCTTAGTTAAACTTCCCGAATCTTGGGAGGAAGGCCTTTATGGAGGAGTTGGTGACAACACGCCCTTCATGCTTGAAACAAGTATGGTCTATGTATTCTCACAACAAGCTACAGCTGG